AGACTGCAGTACATGAGCAACGCCGACAAGCTGAACGCGGTGACGCAGCTGGGGGACAGGGGCCTGGCCACGCGGACCGAGATGCGCGAGATCCTGAACCTGCCGCCGCTGCCGGAACCGTACGGGAGCCAGATCCCGACGCGCGGCGAGTATTACGATGTGACCAACCCGCCGGAGGACAAGGGCGGAAGCAAGAACGGAGGGGACAACAATGCCGATGAAAACGAGTGAGCGTGAATACCGGGACGTGGACCTGAGCAGGTTCGAGTGCCGGACGCTGGAGGATGGCCAGGACGTGGTGGAAGGTTACGCCACCACCTGGGACGAGTACCTGCTGTGGGATGACGGGGAGTACCGCATGTTTGAGCGGATTGACCCGCACGCCTACGACGAGTGCGACCTGAGTGACATCATTTTCCAGCTGAACCACGAGGGCCGGGTATACGCGAGAGGCGGAAACAAAACGCTGATCGTATCCCCGGACGAAAAAGGCCTGCATACGCGGGCCTACCTGGGAGGCACGGAGACCGGCCGCCAGATCCGGGAAGAGATCAAGGGCGGATACCTGACGAAGATGAGCCAGGGATTCCGGGTGGACCAGGAAAAACGCGAGATCATCGAGGATCACGACACCGGGCGCATTGACGTGCACCGGACGATCCTGCGGATGAAAAAACTTTACGATGTCTCCGTTGTTTCGCTGCCAGCAAACGAAGCAACGAGCATATCCGCGAGGAGCTTCAGTGAGGGAGTTATCGCTGAGGTTAAGCAGGAGCGGCTTGCCGTAAAGGCCCAGCGGAGGAAGAAAGACCAGATTGCCATTATGGCGGAAATGATTTGAGGAGGAGAAAACCATGAAGTACAAGACTCTGGCGGAAATCGAAACCCGCAAGGCTGCCATCCTCAGCGAGATGGAGCAGGAGGGCGCAGACCTGGACGCCCTGAAGAAGGAAATGGACGAGCTGCGCGAGAACGCCCAGCAGATCCGTGAAGCCGCCGCGAAGGCGGAAGAGACCCGCAAGGCCATCGCCAGCGGCGCGGCCGGCATCAACGTCGGCGAGACCCGCAAGGCGGAGACCGCGACGAAGACCCTGGACGAGATCCGCGCGAGCAAGGAATACGTGGACGCGTACGCCCGCTACATTCAGAGTGAGGATGACCGCGAACTGCGTGCCCTGCTGAGCACGAACGCCCCGGCCAGCGGCCAGGTGCCGGTCCCGGCGCTTGTTGATCCCATCATCAAGACCGCGTGGGAAAAGGACACGATCCTGAGCCGCGTGAACAAGACCAGCTTCAAGGGCAACCTGCAGAGCTCATTCGAGCGCGCTGCCGATCCGGCCTATGAGCACCTGGAAGGCACCACGGCCATCACCGAACAGGACCTGACCCTGGGCGTGGTCGAACTGAAGCCGAAGAACATCAAGAAGTTCATCCGTGTGAGCGACGAAGTGATCGCCACCGGCGGCGAAGCGATGGTCTCCTACGTGTACCGTGAGCTGACCTACCGCGTGCTGAAGCTCCTGAAGGAGAAGTGCATTGCGGACATCGCGGGCGCCTCCACCAGCCACAGCAGCAGCGCGGTCGGCATCCCGAAGATCGAAGGCGCCCCGGACCTGACCGTTGTCGTGAACGCGGAAGCGGAACTGAGCGACGAAGCCGAAAACGTGGTCGTGATCATCAACCGGAAGAGCACCGCGGCGTTCAACCAGGCCCGTGTGGCCGGTAACTTCGCCATTGATCCGTATGACGGACTGCCGGTGCTGTACACCAGCGCCCTGCCGGCATACTCCACCGCGAGCGATAACGCGGTATGGATGATCGTCGGTGACCTGGGCGGCGAGCATGTCAACTATCCCGAAGGTGAGGGCGTCATCACCAAGTACGATGACGTGACCGAAGCCGAAGCGGACATGGTGAAGATCCACGGCCGGCAGTATGCCGCGCACGGTGTGGACAAGCCCGGCATGTTCTGCAACGTCAAGAAGGCAGCGGCCGTCACGACCTGATCACAGGAGGCTGCACGATGAAGCTGATGCTGAAGAAGGCGGCCAGGATCCGGCACGAAGCCGGGGAGATCGTTGAGGTCTCCCCGGCGGAGGCCGGTTTTCTGCTTTCTACGGGGACCGCGGTGAGGATGGCGGAAGGAACCGCGATGCGGGAGACGCCGGAAGACGCGGCCGCGAAAGAAACGCCGGAGACGGCGGCCAGACCGAAGAAAACCACCCGGACGAAGAAGTGAGCAAGGGGGAAGCATGAAAAAGCCGTTCAGACTGCTGATTGCCGTGCCGTGCATGGATTACATCCACGCGGACTTTGTGAAGAGCCTGATGAACCTGACGGGACACCTGCAGCGGGAGGGCATCCGGTTCCATGTGGAAATCATGGCCGGGACGCTGGTGTACTTCGCGCGGAACAGCCTGGCCTGCAAGGCCATCAACGAGGATTTCACCCACATCCTTTTCCTGGACAGCGACATGGTTTTTGACGAGGAGATCGTGGAGACGCTGACATTCTGCGGGAAAGACTTTGTGTGCGGTGCGTTCCAGTCGCGGAGGCCGCCGTATGGCAGCTGCGTGTTCAGCCAGCTGAAGCCGCTGACGAAGGTCACGGAATACGGTAAGGAGCCCTTCCGGGTGAAGGGGTGCGGAATGGCCTGCACGATGATCTCCACGGAGATCCTGAAGGCCGTGCAGCAGAAATACGGCAACTGCTTTGACCCGGAAAAAATCGAGGGGATCAGCTTCGGGGAAGACCTGGCGTTTTGCTGGAGGGCACTGAAAACCGGGGCTGAGATCTGGTGCGAGCCGACGGCACGGTGCGGACACATCGCCCACGTGCCGATCTGGCCGGGAAAGGAACCGGCCACATGAAGAGGATTCTGATCTGCGCGCCGCTGCGGCAGGATGTGGACGTATTTGAGGCATACCAGGAAGGGCTGGACAGACTGGAAGTGCCGGAAGGATTCAGCGTGGACCGTTTTTTCGTGGTGAATGACTGCGACGAAGTGATCCCGCATATCCGGGACGCGGAATATATCGTGACCGAAAACGGCGAAGAATACGAGAAGACGCACAACGACCACCTGTGGACGATGGACCTGATGTGGAAGATGGGCGAGCTGCGGAACATGACGATCCGGAAGATGCTGGACGGCGGGTATGATTACTGGCTGAGCATCGACACGGACATCGTGGTGGATCCGTGGACGCTGTACCACCTGGTCCAGGCGGACAAGGACATCGTGAGCGAAATCTTCTGGACCGCGGCACCGAACGGCCGGGAGTGGTGCAACGCGTGGATGGTGGACCAGAGCGCCGGCATGAGAGAGGAATGGCGGAAGCCGGGACTCTATCAGGTGGGGATGACGGGAGCGCTGACGCTGGTGAAGCGCAAGGTGTTCGAGGCCGGAGTGAGCTATGAACGGATCCCGAATATCTCCCAGGCGCTGCGGGGAGAAGACCGGCATTTTTGTATCCGCGCGGCCTGTGCGGGCTTTGAGATGTGGATTGACACCCACTGCCCGGCGCGGCATCTGTATACGCGGAGAATGTATGAGGAATACATGGCGGGGAGAAGGTGAGGGCATGTTTGCGGAAGTGAAGGCGATGCTGCAGAACCGGATCAGCGGGGAAAGCTACAACGAGCAGATCGTTCTGTGGACGAAAGCGGCGATCCGGGACCTGACGATGGACCAGATCGTGCTGGACGGGGAATGTGACATCAGCTGCACGAAGGATCAGAGCGGCAGGGTGACGGTGACGGACAACAGCACCATCGAGGACGAGAACGTGTTCGCTGCCTGCGCGACCTATTGCAGCATGAACATCGGGAACCCGCCGAACCATGAGAGCTTGCTGAAAACGTATGAAAACCTTAAGGGGAACATGCGGATGAGCAGGAAGTACAAGGGGGCGGAGGCATGAGAAAGCTGGTGGACATTGTACTGATCAGCTTCAGCCCGGACGCCCATGAAGTGGGAGAGGACCCGGTGGCGGTACGGACGCCGGTGCAGGCGGAGGAAATGAGCCTGAGCCAGTACGACCGGACGGAAGCCGGCGGCGAGGGCCTGCGGCCGGAGGCGAAGATCCTCATCCCGATGGACGAGGACTATCACGGCGAACGGGAGCTGGAATACAACGGCGAACGCTGGCTGGTGATGGATTCAGATCCGTACAAGGACTGGAACGGCGTTCTCCTGCGGCTCCGGAGGAAAAAGGGCAACGCCAGGGAGGTGACCGGGAATGGATGAAATCACCAGCCTGGTGGAAGCACTGAAGAGCCTGACGCAGGGCGAAGGCCAGGACGAGCGGACCCTGCCGGTGGCGGAGGACGGGTGGAACACCCGGCCGGACGCGGACAGCTACGGGATCGTTTACCCGATTGAGTTTGAAGCGGACGCGCTGAACGGGAACAACGTGAAGCAGGCCGTGGCGAACGAGGGGAGCTTTGACCTGTACAGCCGGAAGAAGGACGGGGACGGATGGATCCCGCTGATCAAGGCCGCGCTGACAGAGCACTGCGGAGCATCCTGGAAGCTGAATCACCGGGCGCATGAGACTGAAACGGGCCTGTGGCACTGGGAGTGGTCCTTTCAGACGGAGGAGTGAACGGGATGGCGTTCCAGATTGAAGTGACGGGGATGGTAGAGCTTTTCCAGAAGATGGACAAGCTGGGAGAAAAAGGGAGGCAGGCGGCCTCCCTTGCGCTCTATGAGGGCGCACGTGTTGTGGCCGACGCGGTTGGCCAGGCGGTGCAGGGCATCGCCACGGAGCCGTTCAAATACGCGAAGAACGGAACAAAAAGAAAACCATCCCCGGAAGAAAAGGCGGCCATCGTGGGCGCCCCGCATGGTGTGGCAAAGTTCCGAAAAAACACAACGAACGTGAACACAAGTGTGGGACTTCAGAACAGCGGATACGGTACAGTGAACGGAAAGACGGTACCGGTACCGCTGATTGCCAACGCGATCAACAGCGGCACGAGCTTCATGGAGAAGCAGCCGTTCATGAGAAAAGCGTTTTCACAGTCAAAAGGAAGCGCCATGCAGGCCATCGAGGAAGGACTGAAAAAACGGCTCGAAGAAATGAGCGAAATCTAAGGAGGAATGACCAATGTATGCATCCGTTGGGATGATTTATCCCGTATGGGCGCCGCTGGAGAACCACACGGAAGGATCCATGCCGGTGTACGGCACGGGCCGGGTGCTCTCAGAGGCGCGGAACGCCGGAACCAACAAGGAGTATGCGAACAACCCGCTGTACGGTGATGACGGCATCGTAGACGATGACAACAGCCTGACGGCGCTGGGGATCACGTTCGAGAGCACGGGGCTCTCCAATGAGGACCGGGTGGCGGTTCTGGCGGAGGAACCGAACGCGAACACGGCCACCGGCGGCCAGTGGGTGAGCGACGCCGCGACACCTTACGGCGGATTCGGCTACGTGGAGAAGATGCGCGACAAGGGCGTCTACTACTACGAAGCCTGGTGGACGCTGAAACTTAAGTTCCAGGAAGAAAACCGGCAGACGCAGACCATGGAAGGACAGATTACATGGGGAACGCCGACGCTGAACGGGCGGGCGGCTTCGCTGCAGGTGGACAGCGGCAATCACAAGCGCTGGCAGCTGCACCAGAAGTTCGAGACGGCTTCTGCGGCAAAGGCCTGGCTGAGAACCCTGGCGAACATCAGCGCAACGACCTGAAATTAACGGGGACCCGGAAAACCGGGTCCCCGGATTTTTGGCAGAAAGGAAGAAAAATGAAAAAGCCGATCGAGATCATCATCGGCGGGAGAACAATCCCGCTTTACTATTCCGCTTTTGAACTGGTGGCGATTCAGGAAGAGATCGGATGCACGGCCTACCAGCTGCGGGACGAGGTTTTCGGCATCCGGCAGGCAGACGAAGACGATCCGAAGAGCATCGTGTTCGATGTGGCAACAGACACGAAAAAGACGAAGAAACTGGGCACACTGATCCGGATCCTGGGGAACGCGGGACTGGAAGAGGCCGGACAGGAGCCGGACCTGACGGACAAATGGATCCTGCGGAACATCAAGAGCGGCATGATCCTGGTGTACGCGGTGGTGCTGTTCAACGTGATCAGCGAAGGCAACAAGATGGAAAGCGCAGAGAAGGAAGAGACCGGCCCGGTGGACGTGCTGGTTGAGGAGCAAAACGCAAAAAAACAGCCAGGGAGCTGACATACCTGCGGGTTGTCTCCTATGGGCTGATCGCAGGGCTGAGAAGAGAAGAAATTGACCGGATGAGGCCGGGGGAGATCCTGGACCTTTATTACTACCGGAGTATATACGACAAAAGAATGACCGCGAGGGGGTGAGCGAATGGCCGTAAACATGAAGCTGGGCGTGGACATTGGGAGCTTTAACAGCGGAATTAACCAGGCGAAGGCGCAGCTGCGGACATTCGATGCAGCACTGAAAAACGCGGAATCCGCGTTTAAAGCTACGGGGGACGCGGAGAGCGCACTGGCCACGAAAATGACTGCGCTGAACGGGAAGTTCCAGACACAGAAGAAAATGGTCGAGGACTACCGGAAGGCACTGCAGGAGATGACCAAAAACGGCGGGAACGAGACGGACGCATCGTTCCAGAAACTGCAGAAGGACATGCTGCTGGCTGAGGCGGCCATGTATGACACGCAGGCGGCAATTGACGCGCTGAACGGCAGCGAGGAAAAGGCGGCCGACAGCGCGGACAAGCTGAGCAACAGCGTGAACAATATCGGCAAGAAAATGAGCCTGGACCAGGTGATCAACGGGATTGACAAGATCACCGGAGGACTGGAAAAGGCGGCCGGGGTTGCGCTTCGACTGGGCGAGCAGGTATTTGACAATATCATGACCAGCGCACAGTGGGGCGATGATATCGCCACGCAGGCGATGATGGCCCAGATGAGCGTCGAAGACTACCAGCGCGTGGTAAACGTGGCGGCAACGCAGGGAGAAACCAGCGTGAGCAGCCTGATCAAGAGCTGGAAAAAGCTGAAGACCAACATGGCCGGGGACAGCAAGGAAGTGGCCGAGGCCCTGGACGAGCTGGGCGTGAGCATGTATGAAAACGTGGGCGGGAAGTACGGAAACGCCGGCCCGCTGCGGGATTACATGGACATATACTGGGAGATCGGCGAGTCCTTGATGGCGATGGGTGAAAGCGCCG